GCATTTCCAAAAGGTAATGACGTACAACATCAATTTCATCAAATGTTTCAATATTATGCAGACCAAGATTTTACAGACAATGGTTCTACTTGGAAAATAACAGCTTCAGGTGGTACCGCTAAGATATGGGATATTATATACTTTATACAAAAAACACAAAGTTATGCGTAGTAATAAATTCAAAACACCATCACATACGAGTCCTAAATCATCTAACAGAGCTTGTTTATGCGATAATGGAACTTACTCAAGAAAGTGTTGCAAAGGTAATATTCTCAATCAGGGAATAGGAAGTGTAACCAAGATAGACTAATAAAAATACAACATTATTTTAAACATTAGTTATCATAACATATTGTAATTAATTAACAATTAAATATATGAAAACCACAGAACTTGTAGAAAAACTAAAGAATGTTTTCCTAAGCGAAGAGTCTGTTGAAGCTCAACCTGAAGTTCAGGAAGAAGTTCAATTAGAAGCAGCTCAGGAAGAAGTGGTAGAAGAAACTCTTGCCGAAATGCCTATGGAAGATGAGGTATCTCCTGAAGATGTTGTTGAAGACATCGCAGAAGAAGCAGATAAGTACGCTACTAAAGAAGAATTAGCTACAGCCGTTGCTGAAATGAAAGCTATGTATGATGCCATTATGGAGAATATGTCAACAGAAGCTGAAGTTGAAGTACCTGCTGAATTGAAAGAAGAATTGTCTTCTCAAGAACCTGCATCAGCTCCTATGTCTCACGACCCTGAAGCTATGGTAGAGAAAAGACAATTAAATCTTTACGGACAAAAAAGACCACAGACAACATTTGACTCTGTGTTATCAAAACTTAACAAATAATAAATTAAATAAACACAAACAAAAATGGCTACAACTACTAACATTACTACTACCTACGCAGGTGAGTTTGCAGGTAAATATATCTCTGCAGCCTTATTATCTGCTTCTACTATTGAAAATGGTGGAATTACAGTAAAACCGAATGTGAAGTACAAAGAGGTAATGAAAAAATTATCTACAAATGATCTTGTTGCAGATGCAACTTGTGATTTTGGTGCTACTTCTACTATCACTTTAACTGAAAGAATTTTACAACCTGAAGAGTTTCAAGTAAACTTAGAGTTATGTAAAAAAGACTTTGTATCTGATTGGGAAGCAATTTCTATGGGATATTCTGCATTTGACAACTTACCTCCATCTTTCCAAGATTTCTTAGTTGCACATGTTGCTGCTAAAGTTGCTGAAAAAACAGAGCAAACTATTTGGTCAGGAGCTAACGCTACTGCAGGTGAATTTGATGGACTTGTTACTTTAGCTGCTGCTGATACAAGTGTTATTGATGTTGTTGCAGGAACAGTTACTGCTGCTAACGTAATTGATGAGTTAGGGAAAATCGTTGATGCTATTCCTTCTGCTGTTTATGGTAAAGAAGACTTATACTTATATGTTTCTCAAAACGTAGCAAGAGCTTATGTAAGAGCATTAGGTGGATTCGGAGCTGCAGGCTTAGGTGCTAATGGTACTAACGCACAAGGAACTCAATGGTGGAACAACGGAGCATTATCTTTTGATGGTGTAAAAATCTTTGTTGCTAATGGATTAGCTGACAATACTGCAATGGCTGCTGAGAAATCTAACTTATTCTTCGGAACAGGTTTGTTATCTGACCATAACTTAGTAAAAGTTATTGACATGGCAGATTTAGACGGAAGTCAGAATGTGCGTGTGATCATGCGTTACACAAGTGGAGTACAATACGGAATCGGTTCTGACATCGTTCTTTACTCTTAATTAATAAGTAAATAAATAGAAAGGGTAGGTAAGCCGTAAAGCCTGCCTGCCCTTTTTTAATTAACCTCAAAATATATAACAAATGGCTTGTGATTTAGCATTAGGAAGGATAGAACCTTGCAAAGATAGCGTTGGTGGTTTAAAGAACTTGTACTTTGTTAATTACGGAGATTTAGGAACAATCACTTATGATGTAACTAATACCGATGTAATTGATTCAGTGGCAGGAACACCCGATGCGTACAAATATGAGATTAAAGGAGCTTCTTCTTTTACTCAAAACATTCAGTCTTCAAGAGACACAGGAACAACTGCATTTGAGCAGGTAGTTGAAGTAACATTGAAGAAATTAACTATAGCTGACCATAAAGAGCTTAAAATCTTAGCTTTCGGAAGACCTCATGTAATTGTAGAAGATTACAATGGAAACTTCTTTTTAGCAGGTTTAGAGCATGGAGCAGAAGTAACAGGTGGAACTATTGTAACAGGTACAGCTATGTCTGACTTGAGTGGTTACACACTTACTCTTACAGGTATGGAGAGAACTCCTGCTAACTTCTTAGGAGATACTCTTGCTGCTGTTGGTTTTACAGTTATAAGCGGTACTTAAACATAGTACTCTTAAACATAGTAGAGGGATGGTTAGATTAATTTCTTTCCATCTCTTTTCTTTTGTAGTCATATCAAAATAAAAACAAAAATCAACTTTTCAGTTATCATATTATGATAAGATTATTACCTGATACAGAAGCTCAGATAATTGCAATTGTCCCAAGAGAGTTTCCTACAGCGGAGGCTGACTTTGATAATGTTACTTTGGTAATAACTGAGGATGGTACAAATATATCTGAAACTATTACAGACATAGTTGCTGAAGTTCCTGATAACAATAGTAATTATGTTTACATGGACATAGCTTTCTCTACTTTAAGAGAGGGATATGGTTATTATTTAGAGTTCACAAAAGGTGGTGAGTTGTGGTATAGAGATAAAGCTTATGCAACTGATCAGATAGATAAAACTGTAAAACATACTTTAAACACAAATGAGTATGAAGAATATAATGGTGCAGGTAGCGATTATATCATTTTAGATTAATACTTATGACTAAGAGAAAAATAACATTAAATAACAACGTAAAACCCGCTAACAAGTTTAATGAGGGTTCTGTAAGGGTTGTTAATCTTTCAGGGTATGCTGCTCCTGAAGTGAAAGAGGTATATGGTAAGGATTGGGTTCAGTACGGAGAGAACAATGATTACTTTGATGGATTAATTGATAGATACTTAGGTAGTCCAACAAACTCAGGTTGTATTAATGGTATTGTTGAGATGATTTATGGTAGAGGTTTAGATGCTACTGATTCTGATGTTAAGCCTGAGATGTATGCCAAGATGAAGCTTCTTCTTAAACCAAAAGAGGTTAAGAAAGTAGTTAATGACTATAAGATGCTTGGTCAGTCTGCTATGCAGGTCATATACAACCAAAATAAAACAAGTATAGTAAAAGTACTACACTTTCCAATGGAGACATTAAGAGCTGAGAAAGCTACTGATGGTCAAATAAAAGCATATTACTACCACCCTAAATGGTGTGATATAAAGCCTTCTGATAAACCTAAGAGAATACCAACTTTTGGTAATGGGTCTAAATCAGATGTTATTGAGATGTTTGTAATTAAGCCTTATAAGTCAGGTTTCTATTACTATGCACCTGTAGATTATAATGGTTGCTTACAATACTGCTCCTTAGAGGAAGAGGTATCTAACTACCATATAAACAACATTAAGAATGGTTTACAGCCTTCTTTACTTATTAACTTTAATAACGGAGTTCCTAATGAAGAAACTCAGGAATTATTAGAGAGTAAAATATATGATAAGTTTAGTGGAACATCTAACGCAGGTAAATTCATACTTACGTTTAACGATAGTGCTGAGACTAAAGCAGACTTAGAGCCTATTCACTTGCCTGATGCACATGCACAATATCAATTCTTATCTACAGAGAGTAGAGAGAAGATTATGATGGGTCATAGAATTGTTTCGCCTATCTTAATGGGTATTAAGGACAACACAGGTTTTGGTAACAATGCAGAAGAGCTTAGAACAGCTTCTATTATCATGGACAATGTTGTTATTAGACCATTTCAGCAGTCTTTAATAGATGGCTTTAATGAGATACTTAATTTTAATGGAATATTCTTAAACCTATACTTTATTACTCTACAACCTATTGAGTTTACAGAATTAGATAACATATCTACTAAAGTAAGGAAAGAAGAAGAGACAGGTGAGAAACAAACACAGAACTTATCATCTCAAGAGCCTGTTTCATTAGAAGACTTTTCAGATGAGGATGGAGAAGACCTATTTGAGCAATTAGAAGACTTAGGAGAGGTTGTAAGTGATGAATGGGAGCTTGTTGATAGTCAATTATTAGATGGAACAGAAACCTCCTTAGAAGAGCTTAAAACAAGTTTAGCTAAGGTGTCTAAAGATGATGCTAACCCTAATAAAGACTCTAAGCAGGATAACGCAGGATTCAAAGTAAGGTACGCTTATGGTCCTGTAAGAAACAGTGCAGGTAGCAGAGAGTTTTGTAGAAAAATGGAAGCTCTAACAAGTAAGAAGGTTGTCTTTAGAAAAGAGGATATTGGAATGATGTCTTTTAAAGGAGCTAACAAAGAGCTTGGTCATAAGAAGCAGAATTATAGTTTATTTCTCTATAAAGGAGGTAAAAACTGTAAGCATCTTTGGGAGAGAAGAGTTTATAAGAAAAAAGTTGGAGCAGATACAGAAGTAGAAGCTTCAGATGCCAAACAAGAAGGATTTGTTGAACCTAATAACCCAAAAGAAGTATCAGTAAGACCTTCTGACATGAAGAATGGGGGAGCTTATCCAAACACTAAAAAATAATTAATATGGCAAACAAAGCTCTATTTATAGGATTAGAAGAACTTAAACGCAAGTCCATTATTGATGGAAATGTGGATAATGATAAAATAATACAATTCATCGAGGTAGCTCAAGATACGCATATTCAGAATTACTTAGGTGGTAAGTTATACAATAAATTACAGACTTTAATATTAAATGGAACTATATCTGATGCAGGTAACACAGACTATAAGAACTTATTGGATGATTATGTCAAGCCTATGCTTATATGGTTTACTCAAAGTAACTACCTTCCTTTTGCGATGTATCAGATCAGCAACGGAGGGGTTTACAAACATCGTTCAGAGAACTCGGAAACTATTTCGCTTGAAGAAATGAACATGATGTTAAATAAGGTTACTGAGACTGCAGAGTTTTATACAAGGAGATTTGTTGATTATATGAATTTTTATAACAACTTATTCCCTGAGTACAATCAAAGTACCAATGGGGAGATGTACCCTGATAAAGATGTAAACTTTCATTCATGGGTTCTGTAGATAAAAAGGAAATTAAAACATATAAGCCAAAAAGCAGTAATATAATAAAGCTCGAAGCTTATTTAAAACAAATTGATGATTATAATGGTGTTTTAAATGCTATTTCAGTGATCAATCCAAATGCTTTAAAATTAGCAAAAGAACTTGATGATGAATACGAAAACATAAAAAAGCTAAGACCATTACACGGCATT